TCATCACCACCTAGTGCTGCCATCACATCTTGAAATGCTTCTTTATTTTGTGATGGTATTTCTATCATTTCCAATACAACACTATAGGATGCTCTTTGATATTTAGGGTATGTGGTTTAGGATCTTGATGTAGTATAGCAACTGAATGTGCGGTTGAAATTTTCATCCAAATAGGTTCATTCCATTTTCTACCCTGATCCATATAACCTTCACGATATGAATAGAATATAGGTGGTAAAGGTTTACGAATTATCTTTTCATTATGATAAAAATCATCTGTACCATGATACTTAGCAACGTATCCCTTAGGATCCTCCATCCACTTATCATATATCTTTTTATTATCCCTCCACACCATACAACTAGAGTTGAACAATGACTTAGTTGGGTTTGCCATCTGATATGTCTTTCCTCTCCAATATGATTTGATCAAACTAAATGTATTTCTTTTTGATCTTTGCTCATGCTCTAGTAGTTTTGATATATCTCCATGAATTATTACATCAAGATCAAAAAATATTTTTCTATCATACTTTTTTAGATAGGGTGAGTCAAACATTTTTATTTTATTCCATGCTGGCCACCAATTATCCCAGTCTTTTTCTTTCTTTTGATCAAAGATAACACACTCTGCATCAACCCCTTTGAAATCATCAGTAAAACAAAAGAAGTCTGCATCAGATTGTTTCCGCACCATGCTTTTTAGTTTGTTTACATACTCTGCATCAAACTTATCGCCTATTTTTAGGCATGTAATACAATAATTATCTGTCACCTGCTTTCCTGTTTTCAGAATAGTACTCTGCAAAATGTCCGTCAGGATATCTTTTAGACAACTTGTCTATATTCATGTCAGCAACTTCCTCAAAACTTATATTGAGTGCCATACATGCTTGAGCAACATACCATAACACATCACCAAGTTCTATCTTCAAATGTTCTAGGTTATCCTCATTAGCAGGTTTACCTTGAAAGATCATCTTCTTTACAATCTCCATAAACTCACCACCTTCAGCACTGATACCAACAGCAGCAGTAAGTAGACGTTGTATTGCTACATCACCACCTAGTTCTTGTAATCGGTAGATAAATGCGTCAGCATCTTGAGATGCTGTACTTGTAACTGAGTTTACAAATTGCGTATACTTATCAAAACTTGAAGTCATTAAATTTTGCTTTGGATTCCTCGGATTTATTATACTCTACCATCTCTGTGTCGTCAACTATATCATTCTGTGCTGACTGTTCACAATCATACAATCTCATCTTAGCACGATCAATACCTACAACAAATCTTTTGTTCATAGTAGGATCGTTGTATCTGTTCTTCAACTGCTTGACCATTATTTGATTAAGTTTTTCCATATCTTCGGTGCTGACCAAAGCGAACATAAGATCAGCAGTAGCTGGAAGACCAAAGCTTTCTGAAGTGTCAGTAAGATTAGGGTCGCTACTAGTAAAGCCAGACCGTGTAGTTTGCGTTGCCGAGACAATTGGTACGCTTGTTTCGACTGCCAATCCTCGAAGCTCTTCAGCAATTGCCTTGACATAAGAATAAGAATTTACGTTGACTGCACTCCTATACCTAGATGAAGCACAGATGTTTAGATAATCTACAAATATTATATCAGGTTCAAATGATTTCTTCAACTTAAGTTCTTGAAGTAAAGCACGGAAATGTCCACAGTGTGCTGACGCAGTAGGATACTCTTTGATGATTAGTTTACCAGATGTCTTTGCTGCAAGTCTATCAATCTTCTTAGTAAAAGAAGACTTAGGTATATCTGCTATCTCTTGTATATTGACATTAAGTAAATTAGCATCAATCCTCTCCGCAATTTTCTCCTCTGCCATTTCGAGAGTGATGTAGAGGACATTTTTCCCTTGGAGCAAAGTTGAGCTAGCCACATGACACATGAATAAAGACTTTCCAACCCCTGTGCCAGCAAGAGCAATGTTGAGAGTCTTATCCGATAAACCACCCGACGTAATTTTATTAAAGTATTCGAGATCAAACGGGGTTTTGTTTTCAACCCTGTGATAGTATTCAAAACGAGTTTGCGAATCTCCAATGTAGTCATGTCCTACGTGTTGATCAAATCCTACTGCTAAAGCGTCGGAAAGAATAGATGGTATAGCATCAGGTTGTTTCTTATCATCTTGTCCATCAGCAATCTTGATAGACTCCATGAGTGCTAAGTAGATAGCACGTTCTTTACACCACTTCTCAGTAGTGTCAAGCATCCACTGTGCTTCAGAATCAACTTTATCTAGTGAAGATACTAACTGATCAGATAAACTAAATTCATCCTGAGATAAATCAGTTCTCTTCTCAAGTTCAATATGTAGTACTTCCTTAGTAGGAAGACTATCATAATCTTTGAGGAAAGTTGATATCTCCTCAAAGACTACTCTATCAGTTTTTTCTTCAAAATACTCAGGTAGTACAAAAGGTAAAACCTTTCTACTGTACTCTTCACTGTGTATCAGATTCTTCAGGATTGTTAGAGGAACCCTCTCCATAACTAAACTCTTTGTGAGCAACCTCTTCTAGAGCCTGCATAATGTACTGATCAAAATATTTTTCAGGACTCTTATAAACTTCTTTGGCATAAACTTTTTTGCCATTGATCTCATAACGATTCCCGACTTTTTTTATTATACCATGCTTCTCTGCAAGATCAAGTAGACCATAGTATTTGTCAAGACCACGTTCATCATAATACAAACGTATCTCAACAGTCTTATTCTCTTTACTCAAACGTGACTTGACTGTCTTAGCTTTGATAATGTTTCCGATGACTTCTTTGCCATCTTTTTCTTT